CGTGTTATCAGTGGTGCGGGCCTTAACGCTGGTCAGGACGTAGCAACTCGTGCGGCCATTGCCGCTATCTCGGAACAGGACGCCACTAAGGAAGCACTTGGACCAGACCGTGACGCTGCCATTCTGAGCGCCATCCTCGGTGGTGGTTTTGGTGCGGTTACTCCCGTGCGTGGTAAGCAAGTAGAGCCCACTGTCAAGCTTCCAGATGCAGGGACAAAGGCTGATCCACTGGGCCTATATCCAGACGTGTATGGGAAGATTGAGGGTGCTACCCCAGTAGAGCGCCAGGCCAATCTTCAGCGTGCTATGGACAAACTGGAGGTTTCACAGAAACCAGGTCTGCAAGAATCCCTGCCCTTTTCTGACAGTGTGGAATCTGTTGCTGCCCGTCAGGCAGAGGCTAACCCACAGCTGGATATGTTTGTGGAGGCCAATCGGCCCCGCGATCCATATGCAGAGGCACAAGCCAAGCAACAGGCTCTCGACAACCTACCTGTTGATAGACCCGACCCAGCTGCTGTGCAGCAGGAAATGGAGGCAATGTGGAACCAGCGTCAAGAACAGGTTAAGCAGGCTGACCCCGAGCTAGTACAGCGTATCCGTCAGGAGCGTGTTGACGAGGCGAAAGCTGCCAAGGAAGACCTCCTAATGCAAATGGAGGAGGAGCTACGCAGCAATGCCTATGACTCCCCCGATTACCAATCAGTACGTCAGAAACGTGGACGTGTGCCCCGCAAGCAAGCAGGGCGCATTGATATTGGTAATGACCTAGACACAATTAAAAATAAATTCCAGAAATTTGCTGTTGAAGTTGAGCCAATTAAGCTGGGTTCAGCCAACTCTGTCATGGTGAGGCTCAAGACCCCTGACGGCAAGCTGTCTGGCTTTGTGGACTTTGCCATTCGTGAAGATGGCACCCTGGTGGCTGAGAATGCTCAGGTATCTGAGGGCCTACGTGGTCATGGTGCAGCTGCTCGCATGTACCTAGCTGCTCGTGAAGCTGGTTTTGACATTGCTCCTGGTCGTGTGCAAACAGACCTGGGTAAGCGCATGGTGGCATCCCTTCAGCGCAAGGGCATTATCAACAAGGAAGCTGCTGGTCCTCGTTTCGATGCAGGTAACCTAAACCTCATGCCCTTGGAAGGGGAGCAACTACCTGGCTATGGTAGCCGTCCTATTTCTGTCCCCGCTTCACAGCGTGGGGCAGTGGACTTTCAAGGTGTGTCCGAATCTTTAAAGAATATTTTTAAAGGTAAGGTTGTTCAAAACACCCGTGGACCTGTTACCCAAATTGTGGGCAAGTCCATGATTCCGGTTGACCTCACACCAACGGATGTCATCACCAAGGCCCTTGCAGAGGGCAAGGACGCATCCGTTTCCAAGGCGGCTACCCTGACTGCTTCAGGGGGCAATCTAGAGGCTCTAACCCGCCGTAGTGCCCTTGTGGATGGGGTAGTGAAAACAGTGCAGAACGCAGTTAAGCGGGCTGACCTACTCACCACCAAAACCATTGTTCCGGTTGAGAAGCAGCTACGCAAGCTGCCCACCAAAGACATTGTGAACATGGCAGAGGTGTTTAAGTGGGAGATGTTCAACCGCCAGCAAATGACGGCAGAGCAACTACAAGCCACTGGTTTGAATGAGAAGGCTCTTGCCGCTTACGCGGGTGTTCGCCAGATGTTCAAGGACACTCTGGACATTCAAAACCAAGCGCGGGCACAACAGGGCCTTGAGCCCATCAGTGCCAAGGAATACTACACAGCTTCACGCTGGCAAGGTGATTTCCGCCAACCTGTGTATGACAAGGAAGGACGTTTGAAGTGGTATTTGGCTGCTGACAGCAAGCTTGGTCTAAATGAACAAATTAAAGCTCTAAAGAAAGAATTTCCTGAGCTAGTTGTTGATCCCAAGAAGAGTCATGTTGTGCGTAGTGGCATGACAAAGAATGACCTACAGGCTCAATACACCACGTTGCGTGATGTGCTGGGGCGAGACAACCCGGATGTTCTCCGTTTGCAGGAGGCTTATGAAGCTGCCATTGCAACAGAGACAGCCAACTTTGCCGGTCAGCCGAAACACTTTGAGAGCAAGGGCAACATTCGTGGCTTTGTGGGTGACCGTCCCGGTATGCCCAGCAACAAAGAAGCCCTGGCAATGTTCAATGAACAAATCCAGTATGCCAAGAATGCCTACAAGTGGAGTTCGATGCAGGAGGCTGGTGCCAAGCTCAAGGAGGTGTTCTCTGACGAAGCCTTGAACACACAGCAACCCAAGAACATGGAATATGCGAAAGCCTATTACCAAAACAATGCGGGGTCTAACACGGCAAAGTGGGTAGCAGGTATTGAGAACGCGGTACGTGACCTGGGTGTTTCACCTTCGGTGTTTGGCCGTGGGGTGGGTAACCTGAAGAGTTTCTTCATTGTGCAGAAGCTGGCCCTTTCTCTGGGCTACACAGCTGCCAACTTCTTGCAGGTTGTTAACACCGTGCCGCACCTCATGGACGGTATGGTGAAGCTGGGTGGTAACCCCATTAAGGGGCTGGGTCTGGGAATGGCTATGGGTTTGCCTATGGCTCTGGGCCACTATGCCAACTCCATGAAGCAACTTGTGGACACCGTTCCTGCAAAGGACCTGGGATTCTATAAGCAGGCGTTCAAGTATGCAGAGGACAACGGCATCACTGCTCGGTCCATCTTGGATGAGTCACCAGTTACCTCACGGGGTGCTGTTGCTGAATCCGTGAAGCTGCTTGGTAAAACCATGTCTGTTCCTGAAGCCATTGTTCGCTCTACGGCGTACATGACCTTTGTGAACATGCTCAAGGATACCGGCAAGTTCAAGGACAACACAGCCCTGTTCCAGAAGGCTGAAGAACTAGTTAACGCCTCTATGGTGGACTACCGTGCTGGTGAGCGTCCTATGCTGTTTAGCAAGCTCGGCACCATCGGTGATGCACTGAACACACTGCAAACCTATCCGGCTAACTTGCTCAACCAATATCGCTACTTTGGTAAGGAGGCTCTGCGAGGTAACCCACTGCCACTACTCAGCATGGTGGTTGTACAGATGGGTATGGCTGGTTTGTCTGGTGTTCCTGGCTTCAACGACCTAGACAAGTTGATTAACTGGGCTAAGGGGATGTTGCCTGATGCAGCTTGGGAAAAGGTCAAGGACTTTGACCTGAAGCTGTGGGCTCTAGAACACCTAGGTGAAGGCGCTGTTTATGGTGCTGTATCCAGTGAGTCTGGAATCAACATGACTGGCCGACTGTCTGCCCCTGGTTTGGGTGACATGGCTGTTTCCCCTGCTGCACCACTGGTGGATGTGGCAAAGCAAGTTGGCGCTGTTGGTAAGGCTGTAGTTGATCCTACGTCAACTAATGTGGCACAAGCTGTTCGCAATGTGACACCAACAGGTCTACAGGGACTAATGGAAACGGAAGTGTTCCGCGACCAGAACGTATCGCGGGATAGGCCAGATGGCACGGCGGTATATAAGCGTGCAACTGACTTGGCAAGCAGGGAAGGGGTTTATGCCCGTACACCTGAAGAAGAGGCTATTCGTGCAGCTGGGCTGCGTAGTCAACGTGAGGCTTTCACAAGCGACATCAACTACAAGATTGGCAAACAACAGAAGGATGTTGTAGACCGCTCTAAGGGCATTGTGGACAAATACTATGACGCTATTCGTCGTGGTGACACCAAGCGTGCTGAGAACCTACAGGCTCTGTATGTCCGTCTAAACGGCACAGCCATTGAGAACCAGCAGCTTGAGACACAAATGAAGCAGGAGTTTCTAACTGCCATTGAACGCTCCACCACAACTGCCAAGAAGCTAGAAGCTGTTAAGGGCATGGCGCGTCTCAACAAACTAATTGAGGAACGCGATGCTGAATGAAGACATCCTAAAGGCCATTTACCGGGAAGCCCCGAAGGGCTCCCTGGCTAAGTGGGTTGGTCCGTTAAACCAAGCTTGTACTGAATTTGGGATAGGCAGTCCTCAACAGATGTGCATGTTCCTTGCCCAAATTGGTCACGAGTCGGGTCAGCTGCGATACGTGAAAGAACTAGCGTCAGGTGCAGCTTATGAGGGAAGATCGGACCTGGGAAACACAGCACCTGGAGATGGCGTACGCTACAAGGGTAGAGGACTGATTCAAATAACTGGTAAGCGCAACTACGTGCTGTGCTCACTAGCCCTGGATTTACCGCTCTTGGAAACTCCAGAGTTACTAGAACAGCCTCTGAACGCTGCCCGGTCTGCGGGATGGTTTTACTATAACAATAATCTATCAGCATATGGAGATGACATTCGTAAAGTAACACGCCGAATCAATGGCGGATTCAACGGATTGGAAGATCGCATCAAGCTGTATGAGCGAGCTAAGAAAGTTTTACTTTAGATAGACAAAAGGCCCCAAGGAGAAATCCAAGGGGCCTTTCTTTTTATGTGAATAGTTCTATGCGTTGTTCTAGAATTCCCAGATATTGGTGCATGGTATGAGACTGTTCCCGTAACAGGAACTGCTCCGATTCAGATAGTTGCTCTACCTTCTCGGCGTCATATAGGAAATCTAGTAGCTTGTGAAGGCGGGCCTGTAGTTCCGCGTGCTCATCCACCACACGCTGTTGAAAGGGCTGGAGTGTATTCATTCTTCTAGTTCATCACCTTGGAACACAAAGCGCACAACACCCAGTTCCAGTGTGAAGCCCCAAGGTAGGTGGAATGTTTCAAGGGTTTCCTTGTCGGCAATTTCAAAGCCAACTTGGAAGCCATAAATGGATTGCATATCTACGTTCATTGTTTTCCTTCATGGTAGGCGTGCCACACATCAGAGGGCTCCCTACTTTTCATTGTGATTAAAGAGGAATAGATAATTTCTTTTCTATCCTCGTGCTTGAATAAGCGTTGTGGACGCACCTGCAAGGTAACAACCTTGGTGGCGAGTTCCACGTCCTCAAACACCTTCTTGATGTAGGGAGTGTGTGCCTTAGCTGCAAACACATTCCAAGGGTTAATGGCTGCTAGATCAGCTTTAAACCTCTCTAGGTCAAACCCAGGTAGGTCTACCTCATACAAGTCTCCGTTGTCACGAAACTTGCAGCGCATCCAATAACCTTGCTCCCAAAGAATCTGCATACGGAAGGTGCGAGTGACAAACCGAAAATACTTGTAGTAGGCAGACATTAGTTGAAGTCGTCGTCCCCTACTGACTCATACCAGATTTTGTCATAGCCCATGATGGCATCTAGCACATCAGGTAAGTGGCACGGGGCGATGTCGTGGCCTTCGTAAACAACATCACCGTTGACTGAAATTTCCATCCAGTCACCGGAGCCTTCACCATTGTATTTAACACGTACTGTTTGACTCATAGTTTTACCGAATTGGGCAGGCACCTGATGCACATTCATCCTCAATTGGTGCATCAATGTCATTACTCTTGTTTAGCTCAATTGGCTGAAGGTTTGCCGCATACTCCTCATATGCTTCCTTCGTCACCACCTCTTGAGGGAGGTAGAGATAGCCAAGGTCCTTAGCTGTTTTAGTGGGATCAGCACGGAACAGGAAAGACACACCCACATAGCTATCCCAGTTGGTGTGAAGCCATTGCACGATGTCCGGCACTTCATCTACTGAGTAACTAATGGTGGCTGATACGTTCTGCTGACACCAGCTGTGCATCAGCATTTTGTATCGCTCTAGTTGGTCAACTGCTGACTCAAGATTTACCTCCAGCAGCTTGCCATCCCGCACAACCTTATCAAACGGTACATCCTCCCACTTCACCGGGAAGGTGATTAGTACAGCAGAGGGGTCCGTTGGGTTGTCAATTACCTTGTAGCCAGCTGCTCGACACAGCGGTACAAGAGGATCATGTTTCCCGAAATTAACATTATTAAAAATGTATTTTCCAAGTGGCTTATGTACACCTTCAGTGGTGTCCATTACCTTAGACAGTGTGCCGCTCGGTTTAATTGTGGTCACATTCTTAGGCCGTGGTAGGTCCAACTCATCTGCCATGCTGTAGGCACCACTGGTTGCAGTGCGCTGTAGCTCGGCATAGTCATATGCACCGAGGTCTGGACGCCGCACAATGCCCGTAAGACCAACACCGCACAGTCGTAGAAACTCGTTATTGAGGTGCCAAGCTTCTTGCAGAATGCCATCCAACAGGTTCACACAGGTTTGTCGGTAGTTGGCACGTGCAGCAAGGTGAATGGCACGGCGTAGCCCTGCGCTGTCTCCCTTGAACTTAGCAACATCACACTCCACCAGGTTACAGAAACTCTTGTTACCCAGAAGAATCTCGGCACATGGATTCACACCCTTAAACCACGGTGCACGTTTAGTGGCCTGTTGTCCGTTGATGAACCCAGGTTCTGAACCACCACTTTCCACCATGAGGTCAAAGATGTGTTGAAGTTCCTCAATAACTGGCTTTTGCTTGAACAGCAGCGAGTTGTTGCTTTGGGCTCGTTGGACGTTATCCACCCACCAATCACGCTTTGCTACTGCAAACTCTTGCCACTCATCCTCACCCACCTCAAACAAGGCAATTTCAGCGGACCGGCGGGAGCTAAGAATGGTGCCCATCCAATTCACTACATCGAGAATGTCAATGCGGGTCAGCAAAGAGCCAGCACGCTTGTTCAGGATGTTTACGATTGCTGTGTATGCCTTGCAGATGGATTCATCACCACTACTAATCCAACCATATCCCTTGAGGCGTTCGCCGGATGGTCGAATCTGTGAAAAATCGAGTACAAGTTTATTGGCGGGAAACTTATGAGCGGCCAGCTTACCGATGGACTTGGCCCAGGATTCAGCTGAGTCACCGACTCGGATGGTCCACACCCCTGTAGCGGGGTCATAGGTTTCGGTGTTAAACTCTTCTCCACCTTTTTCTGTCCTTGTGCTGCGGATAACTTCCACAGACTCAATGGGTTTCTGAAAGCCAGTTAGCTGTCCAATGATTGGGCGGAAGCCAACTCCACAGCCCTGCATAAGAAGCCACAGCACATCCACTACGTCATACACTGTTTCCACGTAGGTGAAGCTACAGTTAAACTGAGAGGCTTCCCGGCGCTTGGCTACCTCTGTGCCACCTAGCCACAACGTGCGGCCTGACATAAGCACCTTGCGATCTAGCAGCAGCTTACGAAGCTCTTCTAGTTCTTTGTGATTGGCCTTACCAACACGATTCCACAGCCAAGCTTGGTGTCCAATTACCCGGTCAACTGTTTGCTCAAAGGTTTCAAACACCTTACCAGCCTCATCGAGAGGGCGGTTGTATGTTCGTCGGGTGATTAGTTGACTGCGTAGGCTAGCGTTATTCAATTTATTCCTTATTATTTAGTAGTGCTGGAAGTGCAACAGGAAACAGGGGCTCAACAAGAGCCTTGATTTGTTCCGCCACTTCACGTGTTTCTTGCTGTGCATGTGGATCGAGCCGCAGGGCCAACATATCTGCGAAAGCACCTAGTGTCCCGGACCATACCCACTCTGTGATTTGGTCTACCGGTAGAACACCCCGAGCCTGCTCTGGGCAAATGCCTTTAGCTAAGAGCTTGTCATATGCCTCCAAGGCAACATCCACAGCGTGCCAAAAGATGGCATCCGCTTCAGCCTGGGTCTGCTCGTCTACCTCTGCACCACTGCCTTGCTTTACATTGTCAGCAGCCCAGCGAAACCGCATCTGGTAGAAAGAAGGTTCGTCCTGCACATATCGACGGCTCACCTCATTCCACGGCATGAACTTGTGCTTAACCAGCTGACGGGAAACAAAGATGGGTGCCTTCACACGAACTGAGATAAAGCAGTGGTTGAATGGGCTGGTGTGCTTGTGCTTGGCTAGGTAGGTGATTAGCTTGATGTCACGGTCCCACAAAGCAGGCTTTCCGGGCTCATACTCACCGGCCCACTCACTCTCCTTGTGGAAGCTGACACGTGCCGCGTTCACCACCGATAGGTCGGACCCACAATGGTCAATCAGGTCTACTTTGATGTTGCTTGTTTTCAAGACAGTCTTCTTCCGTATATTCTTTAATTTCTTTTTCTGCATCGCGGGTCTGGGCCATACGCTCTAGAAAGCGTTTACGCCCCAGCCGTGCATCTGTGTCTTGCTCTTTGAAGGTCCGCTGTTTCACCGGACAGCCTTTAGAAACTCACTGTAGTTGTCATTGATGTGTGGCTTCAGCGCCTCAAGCAACTCATAGAGTTCCCAGTCAAGGATGTCTAGCACCTCATCCACCGACAGGCGACAAGCAATTAGATTAAGTAGTTCTTCCAGATCAGGGTGCATATTTGATGTATAGAATTGGAATGCCGTAGTCTTGGGCAAAGGAAATCTCTTGTTGGATGCCATAGCTGTCTTCCCACCCAGGCATTTGATAGACCCACATTTCGTCACAGTGCTGTAGGACCGCGTAATCTTGTTCAAGCCAGAAGTCACCCGTTTGGTTTTCACCCATGCCCCACCACTCAATGGGATGGCTATGTGCAATGGGACAAAACACCTTATGGCCTTGCAGCATTAGCTCACCGGCCTTGGCACACACTTCTTGGAACGCCTGTTCCTTGCCAGGCTTGTAGGCAGAATATGGCGAACAAAGGTAGATTAGTTTACTCATATACTTCACCATTTTCTTTAATCTTTCCGTTTTCATAAACAGAAACAATGCGCCTAACGAACTCCAGCTTGGCTCCCTCCAAAGCACCAACAATGTCATTGATGCCTTGGTAGTTGCCTGTGCGGCGCCAATACTCTTTGATGGTCATGGTGAGGGCATAATTGAGTTCCCCCGCATTGGCTGGTGCAAACCTTGCCACCGGCCTGTCATCGCGTTTGATGTATGGCATTACAGCCCCATGCGAATGCAGAAGTAGAAGAAAGCAAGGGCGGCTCCAAGAGCCAGGCCAATTAGGAAGGTAATCATTTCTTCTCCTTTAGCACCAACTCGATAACATTACACAGGGTCAGTAGGCCCCATGCTGTTGCTGCAATGATCCAAGCAGGTGACCAGCCGAGCGAATAGAATGCAAGCGCCGCGATGGCATATACAGGTGTTGCGGTAAGTGGCATAGTTAGCGATTGTTTCCATTACCCTGCAAGACATTGCGAATCTTGCGGGAGGTTAGTTTTTCAATGTTGCCGTTAGCCACTTCGGACAGGTTCCACCCGTTGTCCATAGCTACTTGGGATAGGTAGAACAAGGTGTCACCAAGCTCCTTAAACAGCAGCTTCTCTGCTTCTAGGGGAGGGTAGTCACCTCGGCAAAGTTTCTGAAACACCCCAGCAACTTCCCCAGCCTCTGACAGCAGGCCCAATACTCGCTCTTCATTTGGCACACCGGGAATGCGGAAGGTTGCTGCTTCCTTTTGGTAGTCGTCTAGTGTCATGCGGCGCCTCCGGCTTGCACGCCAATCACCCGATATTCCAAGATGTCTGACTCATCCCCTAAAATATCCCAGTCATAAAGGAACGCCGCAGCCATAGTCTTCCCCCAAACTGAAGCACGATGCAACACCTCTACCATTGTGTTACTGGCTACCGGTAGATAGCCAGGATTTGCTTTCCATCCACTAGGAACCTCTTCCCGCATGGCCTCTTCCATTTCATGGCGCTGTTGCCACTGAGCCATTACCTCATCAAGAGTTAGATGATGGTTTTGCTTGTCACCATTTGAACCAATGCACCCAGTGCTTGATGGTGCATCACCAGTACCTCGTACGCTGCCATCAGGTCCAGCCGAGTAACCACCGTAAAATACGTCAGGATAGCCATCCATAGACTTAGCCCAATATTCATCTTGTTGTTCATTAGAAAGTTTTTCATTTTCTTCCATTTCAAGTTGGAGAATAGCAAGGGCACGCCACGCAACCTTTGCGGAGTGGGGTACACCATCTGTGTCTGTTGTGCCGCGTTCCACTAGATGCCGTAGAAGGCAATCGGCGTGGTCGGTGCTTTTACTGCGATTCCAAAACAAGGGCTGTCCTGGGTTGTGCTGGTCGTTACCTGCCTTTGAGGCTTTAGCTACTTCAGCCAGAGCCAGCGGGAAGTAATCAAGAACACCAGAACAGATCGGCATTTCTTTTCGTTTATTGGGATTAGTCTCAAACATAATTCTTTTTAATGTATGCGAGCGATACGGGCATGATGTCGAACTCACCAGTGGGTTGAACATCGTTGAGCACCAGTAGGCCACGGAAGTGATTGTTGCCCTGTGGACCTAAATAATCCTCATCGTGTTCGTAGCAGCTACCTGCAATGATGCTTGTCAGTCGCACACCATCTGCCCGATAGGCTGTGGCGATTTGAAGCCCTTGCTGGTGTCCTGCAATGCAGCTTTGGTGTTTCTTAGCCAGCTGGGCCGCTGCCGATGCGGCAGGGCGCCCCATTTGGCCCGTTGTAAAATAGTGCGAGTAAGCCACACCATCAATCACCACAACCTCAAGGAATGGGTGTACCTCCCAACCAGCTTCCTTGTATTTAAGGTCATTGGTGGACAGCACCCCGTCTAGCTTGGGATCATCATTTACCGCTCGGTTGACGCGGTTTTCATGATTCCCCAGTAGCATCACCATGCGAGGCTTGTATCGCTTCTCCTTATTCTTCTTGGCCTTGTCGTTGAAGTCCCGTAGAGGCTTCAGCAGTGCATCCATTGCAGCATGGGTGGCCTCAATATCTGCCTTATAGCGGCGGCCTTCAAACGACTTCTTACCCTGGTCATATGAGGAGAGGCTAGGGAAGTCTGCGAAATCCCCTAGGCACACAACAACCTCGGGTTGCTTCTTCACCAGATAATTGCCTATGG